ACCCAAATGTTCCAGCACCATAAAATGCAACAGAACCCGTAGCATTATTAATACTTATTGGTAGTGGTTGTATACTTCCTTTTTGGTCAAAGTCTAGTTTTAAACTTGAATTAAAAGTTACACTACCTTGAGGGTCTGTATATAAAAACATTTTATAAAATGTCTTACGTACTCTTGGATCATTTATTGGTAAGTAAGGTGTAGAAAAACTAGAAGATATATTAGCTCCATCAAAACTACTACCTTGTTCCATATGATATAAGTAACCATCATCATGTGCAAAAACTATTGTTTCTGTATTTTCATGCAGTTTACTATCAGCTACGTGTGCTCTTATACCTCTAATATCTGACCAAGACATACCATCTCCACCCTGACCAGCAAATTGTGTTCCTAGTATACCTTGTGCAGAAGTTGTACTAATATTTGTATTGTAACCTAATATACGATACTGAGACTTTTCTCGTATTACAACACTTGCAAAAGAAGTATTAGCTGCAATAAAATCTGTAACTTCTTTTTGTATTGTTTTAGATACAACAGCTAAACCAAAGTCTCCTATTCTATCTGTAGCACTTAATAGTCTTAATCCATCTGGACCAAGAAACATTACATCACCACCTACTTCTTGTATCGTATCTGTATTAGGACAACCAATATCTAAAGTAACAGGTTGTAATGTAAAGTCTGCTATAGTATTACCAGTTAATTGAAAGATAGAAGAGTTAGTAAATATTATTAACTGTTGTCTAAATACTATTAGTCCAGTAAGTTCTGCACCAACATTTATAACACCTGAACCATTTGCTGCTGTGAAATCACTGTCTGTAAATGGTGCAGTAAAAGTTAATGTGCTACCCTTACCAAAAAATAAATGATTTTTAAAATTTACAACAAATTTTGCAGCTAGTACATCTGATGGTGCATCATTAAGTGCAGTAAATATATTTTTATCATACAGTGCAGGTGGATTAGTTCCATCTACTATAGCTATTTTATCTCCATTAGAGTAGTTATACCTAGAAAATCTAGTTTTACCAGAACTTTCTCTTGACGTACTTAAAAAAGTTATTACAGCATTATCTGCTGGAGAACTAGCTAGTGCAGGTACTATTGTTAATGTTGTACCACCTGAACTAACTGTAGGTGTAGAAACTATTGTATATATTAAATCTACACCAGCTATCTTAAATACGTCACCACCTTGAGGTGTACTAGCTAATCCATCTATTATTAAACTAGTTCCTGTTTGTGATGCACCATTTACAAGTACAGTTCCATACGAAGGAATATTAATTAAGCTATAACCTGTACCACCAGTTTTATATAAACTTTCGTTTTTAGCAACTATAACTGTATCTGTAAATACACCACAACCTTTAGCTAAATAGTTACTACTTGTGGTAAGAAACTCTAGGGAGTCTCCGTTTAATGGTGATGCAAGTAGACTTGTAGATAGGGTTAAGTCAGCAGTATTATTTGTATCATTAAAATTAACACCACCTGCTGCTATTGTATAGACCTCACTAAATGTTAAAGCTATATTATCAGCAAGAGTTACAGCTTGAGATAGTGTTACAGTGCTGCCACTAAAAGATGCTACTGTTACACCTGAAGGAACTCCTGTACCAGTAACATCCATTCCTGCTGCTATTGTACCAGATATACTGTCAAGTATATGTGTTGTTGTTACAGCATCGGGTGGACCAAATGTTAACACTTCATTGTCTGGTAAACTTTGAGCAGCAGATAGTACAATATTATTTTGATCTGTTACTGTTGCTACTGTTATTGTTCCTACCATACTGTCGCTAGCAACGGTCATACCAACTACAATAGTGCCAGAGTTACCATCTACAACTACTGCTGTAGTAGAAGATGTAGCACCGTTTACACTTGCAGTTGCAGTATTGTTTACTTCTGCAGTTGCATGAACAAGTTTAAAAGTATCACCTGCTTCTGGTGTTTGACGTATGTTACCTATATTTAAACTTGTACCAGTTTGACTTGCACCTCTTACAACAGGTGCGCCATATGGAGGTATTATATTACTGTCGTACTTGTCAAAGCCTTCTATTCTACGATAGCCACCTTCAACAGATGGTTCAAAGTTTCTAAGAGTTCTTGCAGACCCCGGTGAATTTATACCTTGCTGCAAAGGACTCATGTTTGTAATAAGCCCACCCCTAAACTCAATAGGGTATGTTTGACGAGTTGTAGGCATTTATTAAGAAACTCTAGCGTTTGTTTGAACTGTAGTATTTACAACAGTTGATCTAAGATAATCATAACGGTTAATGTACAAACTTCTCATTTGTTTTATTTCTTGCTCAAATCTACCTTGCATCATTGCAGCTTCTTGACTCTCACCTCTAAATAAATAAGTAAAGTGCATAGCACCATTTACAATTACGTACCTAAATTGTTCAGGAACACTTGGAACATCTGTAGCATTTATTAAATCAACAGGTAATCTGTAGTATTCATAAACTAATTCATAAGCTTTGTCTGGTGCATTAACTAAACCAAACTCTGAACTAGGTGCTTTAAATACAAGAGTTGGACACGATCTTAAAGAAGTTGAGGTATTATACTCTACATCTGCGTAACTGTCAAGGTATTCTTCGTAAGTTAGTATATTTAATTTTTTAGTTTCGTTACCTAATGTATCATTTCTTTTTATTCTAAAGCTATTCATGTTTAAAACTTTAGTATCTGCAGGAAATGCATACCTTACAATTCCGGGAGTAAGTGTTTCTTCTTCTGTAACATGGTTGTAAGGCCATTCAAATTCATGTTGGTTAATAAAACGAATAGATGCATTAACAGCATCTTTAACCATACTATATTCACCAACTGCTGCAGCAAAATTAGAAGAGGTTAATTCTACTTCATTAAGTCTACGGTTTATATCATTAACAAGACCAAGATAATCGTATGCCATTTACCGTTCCTTTAACCGTATTTTAATAGTTCGTTCTGCTGTACTTCCAGTGTTGTCAGTCATGCGACAAGTAAAAGTATATTCTACATTGTTCTGTCCACCACCAATATTTATAGTAGCAACAGTATCAGTATTTGTTTGTGCAACATTTTGTATACTATCTGTTGTAGCATTACTAGAAGCTGATGTTAAATTTTGTCCAGCATTTAACTGTGTTTTAGTATTAAATAAAGAAGACTGCACAAACCATATAACTCCAGTTATGGTAGCTGTATCAAGAAATCTTGACCAATCAACACTATAATCTAATATCTCATCTGGGTCTTTACTAGGCCAACGAAAACTCATAGTTAATCCTCATTTGCGTAAACAACTCTGTCTGCCGATGTTGGTTTACGATCAATATATATTTTTCTTAATTGTGCTCTTATTAAAGCTGTTCTAGCACCAGACACTGGCCCGTTTACAATATTTATTGTAAGTGTTCCTATTGAGCCTGTAATAGATACACTGTTTATACTTTCCTGTGTATCAGCAGATAATGCACCTATTGAGCCTGTAGAGGTTACACCAGTTATTACTTTAGTAGGCATCAGGCTGCTCTTTTAGGTAGAGTTACAGTTCTTCTTTGACTATAAAGATGTGCTACTGCTACGTAATCAAACTGTATAATTGTCACTGATGGTTCTTTTACTATTCCTGATAAACCAACTGAGGTTAAACCTGCACTAGTATGTTGAGTGACGGTGTTAATTGAGCCTGTAGCACTTACACCTGTTACTGCATTTCGTTCTAGTTCTTCTTTTACATTTGGACTTACTGTTCCAATAGAACCTGTAATTCCTGTACTTGTAAGTCTATGTGTATTACTAAACTCAAGAGATCCGATAGAACCAGTTGCAGATACACCAGTAATATCCTCTTGTATGTTTACTGATATAGTTCCTATAGACCCTGTAGCAGATACTCCTGTTAGTCCAACAGTATTGCTAATAGTTAATGTGCCTATAGCACCTGTAGCTGATACGCCTGTTATATCTTCTTGTATGTTTACAGATACTGTATTTATAGCACCTGTGGCTGATACTCCAGATATATCTTCTTGTATGTTTGGAGATACTGTGCCGATAGATCCTGTAGCAGATACGC